TGAGTGGTCGCGGTCGGAGGAGCCGGATAGCGCGTTCGCTGTCCCGCTCAGGGTCACCACCACATCCGAAACCGCGCCGCCAAATTCGCCTATGCGGACCCAGCGAGACCACGCCGCCGACCACGAATAGCGCCCGGCGTTGTCCACCGTTTCGCCGTCATAGCCGGTGGCGGTTGCTTGCGCATGCGTGCCGGTGTCGGAAAGCGGAACCTCTGCGCCAGCGGCGTCGGTGCTGCCCGTGATAGCGGACAAGTCGGCCCATGTTGCCGGAGCCAGAAGGCCGGACGTGACCTGCGACCGGATCGCGGCCAGTGCGGATGCGATCGACCCACTACCGGCCAATATTGCGGCAAGAGAAAAATAACTGATCCGCCCGGCAGTTCCCCCGGATATGCACAGCACGTCGTCGACGAAATTCAGTTCCTCGGTTTCAGTAACAGGTATTCCAGCGGACATTTAAGGCTCCTTAAACGATGGTTGCAGAGACCGGCCCGGATGGGGCCGTTGCGATGTCGTCTCCGTTCAGCGGGGCGACGTAGTAAGTGAAGTTGCCCTGCGGGGCGGAGGTCGCGGACGCACGGAAGGCGAGGAGGACGTCGACCGCGCCGTCGAAGTCCGTCGAGGCGACGATCTCGATCCGGTCGAGGCCGGAGACGGCAGGAAGGGCGAAGTAGAATTGGCCGTTGTCGCCGAACGCGGCCGACGCGACGGTAGACGCACCGGCGAGCTGGACCGTGACCGTCCCGGCCGTCCGACCGCTAACGATCAGGTACCCGCGATACGTGCTGTCGTCTGCCACTGTGAGCGCCTGCGACATGGTGCTTGCCGCGCCCGGCGTGTGGGTCGCCATGCCGCCCGCAATCGCCCAGCCGCCGCCGAGGGTCCACGCTCCTGCATCTGACATGTCCCCGGCTGTCACGACATTGGTGCGCGTGGCATCCCCGTCGGTGTAGCTCAGCGATGAATTGGCGGTGACGGGCATCGGCGCGCCTATCGCGTGCGTTTCGACGTCGAGCGTGTCGCCTTCGGGCACCCGGAAGACCTGCACCTGAGCGGTGTCCGCTTGGGTCGCGAAGGAAAGCTGGGCATAGCCGAGGCCGCCCATGGCCGTCAGCCCGTCAGGGTCGATCGGTGTTGGCAACGGCACGCCGCCCGTCACGGCGAAGGTGCCGGTCGCGGTATCGGCGCTGACATCGCCGAAGATCGAGTAGGCGGTGGCAAAATACTCGATCGAGATCCCGGCCGGATAGAGGAGGGCGGCGATGCCCGCTTCGCCGGTGACGGATGTCACGTCGAAGCCGGGCGCCCCGACGACGCGGTGGCTGACATCGATCCGACCCACGGACACGCGGTTCGTGGTCGGCATACCGACAGGCACCGACACTTCGAGGTTGCCGTCGTCGGTGTAGGCGAAGGTCGGGTGCGCGGCGGTCACGGTGCCGATCACCGGCGCGTCGGGGGTTCCGGCGAAGGGCAGTTCGGTGCCCGTGATCCGGTTCCATGCCGGTGGCACATCCGCCAGCGACAGCGCGTCGATCTCCGGCGCGGCGAGCTGGAGGCTCAGGCGATAGCTGCCTTCCGAGGCCGCTTCGACCGACGTCACCTTGCACATCCAGTTGATCAGCTCGACCCGGCCGAAGTTCAGCCTGGTCCCCGGCGCGGGCGGCTCCACGCCGTTGTCGATGCGCAGGATCCGGGTCTCGCCGGGATCCGTGGCGACAGTCGCCTCTAAAAACGCGCCTTCGGGGTTCTCCTCGTCGGCGACATGCCAGCGGATCCCGTAGCGCTCGCCCTCTTCCATGGTGGCGAAGGCGTCCAGGACGACGACCGCATCCATGCTGCGCACGACGCGGGCGGAGATCTGCGCAAGGTCGAGCATTTCGCAGTTCAGCCCGACCATGTCGCCGCGCATGCTTTCGCGCTGGGGGCCACTCTGGAACACGGTGAACACGTCCGGCCGATACTCGGCTTCGTACCCTCGCCAGCGCAGTTCCTGGTACACCTGCGCCGGGTCCGTCCGGCCTTCGAGTGAGACCTCCTCCAGCACGCGCGGTTCGCCGGTAAAGCCGGGCCGCAGGACCACGCGCTCGGACTTCTCGTAGCCGGAGGTTTCGTCGAGGAAGGTGGCGATGAAGGCGTCCGGCAGGCGGCGATAGCGTTTCGACCAGCGGAGGCCGAAGCTGTTGGTGGCGTCGATCAGCGCGACCGGCGCGTCCTTGACCTCGTCCCAGCCGACGCCCCACCCGAGGCCGTCCCGGCGCCACCAGCCGCGCCCGGCCGCGCAGACCGACATGAGGATGGTCGCAAGGTTCTCGTCGCCCGCGAGAACGCGATCGTACTTCAGGCCGCGCGTGTCGCAGAACTCCCACCAGTCCTGCAGCTCGTCCATGTGGATCTGCGAAGCCGCGACCGGCGCGAAGTTGGCATGGGGGTGCGTGAGGATGTCCCGCACGACAGAGGCAGGATTTCGCGGAAGGCCACGCGACCAGATCGTGCCGTCCCACGTGTCGCAGTACCGGGTCACGATGCCATTGACCGCGTCCAGTGTTCCGTTGGCGAGCGCCGATGCCTTGACGCGGATCGCTGACCGCGCCAGCGGAAAGTCGATGTTCAACGGGCGCTGACGGCGGATCCCGGCTGCGGCTACAAAGAACGTCGTGGTGACTTCGCGCGAGTTGGTGGTGGTGTCACGCGCGATCCGGACGTCCCAGATCCCGCGATGCGGCATGACCCACTCCTTCTTGTGGAAGAAGCCGTTGTTCGTATCGCGCCATTGGCCGATCCGGTCGATTTCGACCCAGTCGGTTTCGCCGCTCTCGCGAAGCCAAACCAAGACCCCGACCCCGGCCCCCTTGAACCGGCCATCGTCTGCTTGTTTGTAAATCCCGCCCGGCCATTGGAAGATCAGCCGGACCACGTCTGTCTCGCGCGGCGTTGTCCAATAGTGGAATATCATTCCATCGGCATTCGGAGGGAGCAGCTCCAGCCCGAGCCGGTCCTCGATCACCTGTTCGGTGATCAGCGTGATCTCCGGATCCGCTTCGGTGCCCGGGACCGTCTCGACTTCGACGCCCGGCAGGTCGCCAATCGGCATGTTGCCGATGCGGATGTCCTCGATCTGAAGCTCGCCGTGCCCCCAGCAGAAATAGCCGTAGAGGTATTGCTCTTCGTTGATGATGTCGGAGAACGGCAGGGCGATGAAGACCGGCGACATGCGGATCCGGCCGACCGGGAACGGGAAGGCGGCATCCGGCGCGATCCGGTTGCTCCAGCTTTCGAGGCTGTAAAGCTCCTCGCCCGCTGGCTGCTCTTTCCGCTTCGGCAGGCTGGGCACGAGCGACGACGCGATCGCGCCGACCACGGCGGCGGTGCCCAGCAGACCGGCGCCGACGACGCCAGCGTAAAACGCCTGTGCGGCACCCAAGGAATAGATCCCGGTCGCGTTGATGAAGGCGGCGGTCGCGTGGCTGGCGATGACCTGCAGGAGCGGCAGCACGGGACCGCCCGCGACGGGCCGGATGATGACCCAAGTGCCTGCGCGCGGCCGGACCCTGTCCCATGCCTCGCGCGGGACGGGCCAGACCTGGTCGCCGTGGCTGATGGTCACGCGAACGCCGGAGGTGTCCGCCAGATGCGGCAAGGCCATCGCCACGATCTGCGCAATCGTCGACAGGTGCTCGGCCGAGACATCGAAGGTCCGGCGCTGCTCGGGAAAAGGCGCCGATGCGACGATGACCTTCGTCATGTCAGCACCTCGTGGCGAAAGGCGCCGATGAACCGATTGCGCCAGCCGGTCTTCGTCCAGTCGATCAGCGAGGAGCGCCCGACGTGCATGTGCAGCATGTGCCGTTCTGTCTTGGCGATTGCGACGTGCGTTGCATGGCCCCGGACGCGGAATAGCAGGCCATCGAAGGGCCGGATCGTCTCGACGCGCCGCCACGGGCCGCGTTCAATGCCGCCGTTGATCAGGCCGGAGATCTCCGCCCGCTCCTCGATCGAGGCATAGTCGCCCGAGTAGCTGGGCAACTGGATGCCGAGCTGCTCGGCGTAGAACAGGGCGAAGAGGCCGTAGCAGTCGAGACCGGCGCGCGTGCGTCCGCCGTCCAGTTGCGGCAGGCCCACGTATGATCCCCAGTCGGTCATCGGTTCAGCCCGGGGCAGCGCGACCGCGTCATGCGGGGGCTTGGGAACATTTCGAGCCAGTCGAGGCGGTGGCTCAGCGACAGCTCGATCTGTGTTGCCAGCGTCAGATCGGCCTCGGCCATTTGCAGCTCCATCCCGAGCAGCTCTTCCTCCGGCTCGTCTGCATGCGTCGAGATGACCAGCGCCAGGTGAAGCGTCGCCGGGTCGTTGAAGCCGCGCAGGGTCATGATCATGCTCGGCGTGACGACCGGAAGGATCAGGCGCGCTTCGGGGCCTTCGTCCTCCGCATCGCCGGGCCATTCGTACTCGGCCGGGATGAACTCGAACGGCTCGGTTGCCGGGTTGGCGCCGCGCCAGGCGGAGCGCGTGCCGTAGGTGCGCGGATCGTTGGTCAGCCGCTCGGTCATGTCTGTCGAGAACCGGAGCGGGGCGGCGAGATCCGGGTGCGTGATCTCGATCAGGATCAGCTCGACGGCCGAGGTGTCGGTGCCGTCGTGTACCCGCCGACCGGGCAGGCTCATGCGCTTCCGGCTCATGGCAGCACCTCGACATCGAAGCCCACGCTGAAGGTCACGCCCCGGATCCCGGTCTCCTGCGGTGGGTTCTCCGTCCACGACACGAGGTCGACCTTCGACATCAGCAAGGGGGTGCCGTCATGCAGAAGGATCGGCGTTCCGTCGTGATACAGAAGCGGCCAGCCGTCCGACTGGGCATCCGCCATCCAGAACCAGCTCGTGCCGCCGAGGCACGTCTCGTTGTAGAACCGCCAGAACGTCGCGAGCTGCGACCGGCTCAGGTCGAGGCGCAGCGACACGATGCGGCCGTCGAGCGAGGATCCACGCTTGAACCGGGGGGCGTTGCGTTCCGCCTCGATGCGGCGTCTTGCATCGCGCGGCCGCGCCGCGTGGCCGTCGCGGCGCGGGCGAGGCAGATCCGCGGGCCAGTCGGGATAGCTCATCGCAGCGTTCCCTTCTCGCCCAGTCCCCGCGCGCGCAGGAGCTTGCTAAAGCCGCCTCCCCGGACCTGCGCGGCGCCGCCCATCATGTCGGCCAGCTCGAAACGCGGGAACCGCTGGCCGTTCGGTCCGATGCCATCGGAAATCCGGCGCTTGCTCAGACCTCGATCGGTAGCGTCCACGAACTGCACCTTCATCTGGCCGGATGCCTGCGCGGGCGCCGCCGCGCCGCCCACGCCGCCGCCATTGGCGAAACCGGGCAACGGCGCGCCTGCGTTGATCGCTTCCAGCAGAGGCCGGTATTTGGCCGTCGCATCGGCATTGACCCAGAACTCGCCCGGGCTGGCGGCGACCAGGACGCGGTCGTCCCGCGAGCTACCCATGCCGTAGGTCATCCCGCCTGACGCGCGCTTCTGCACGTCGCCGCCGTCCTTCAGGCCGAGCAGCCCCAGCAGACCACCACCGAAGAGGTTGCCCAAGGGGCCGTCGCCGAAGATCAGCGCCTGCATGCCGATGTCCCAGAGCTTGTCCTGGACGCGTTGCAGGGCGGACACGGCGCCGGAGGCCCCGGTACGGAAGCCGTCGAAGAAGTCGCGCATCAGACCGCCGACCTCGTCTCTGGTCTCGCCGAGGCGTTCCTGGGCGGCCTTCTCCTCCTCGATCGTCGTGATCTTGTCGCGGATTGCCGCGCGCTCTGCATCGGTGGCGCTGGCGAGCTGCTCGCGGACGCGGATCATCTCGCGCTGGACCGGGTCGAGTTCGCGCAAGAGCGCCAGCTCCTGATCGAGGCTCGCCATCAGCTCGGCGACCTCGTCTTTCTCTTTCTTCGTCCGGGATTTGCCGCCGCCCTTGCGGCCTGATTTGAGGCTTTGGGTCAGCTTGCGGTACTCGGAATCGGCCGAGCGCGCCGCTTCTTCGAGCCGGGCCGCGTTCTCGGCCTCTTCTTTCAGGACATTCTCAACCGATCCGATAGCGCCCAGCCGACCCACGCTGCCTGACGCGATCATTCCGTAGCCACCGTCCGGCAGTTCCCGACGGAAGTCGTTGACCGCCAGGCGACCGGCCCGCTCGGCAGGCTTGCCCACCGTGTCCAACAAGATTTGAGATCGCGCGGCAGACTGTTGCGACCCGGAAATAGAGGCCAGCGCGGCTTTCTGCGCGGCCGCGTTTGAAAGGTTCGCAACCAGAGACGAGGCCGCATCGGCCGCGTCCCAGATACCGCTGGCGATGTCCAGGGCCTCCAGCCTTTGCTTGACTTCGAAGGCGGCGCGAAGCTCCTGCTTCAGGGTCTCCGCCGCGTCGCTCGACGCCAGCATCTCCTCGAAGGCCCGGCGCTCGGCCGCTTGCCGCGCGTTGACGACTTCGACGCTTTCCTCGCCGTAGGCCATGATCGCCCGTTGCAGGTCGTTCTCTTCCTGCAGGGTTCGCAGAATGCCCGACGCGCTCTGCCAGGCTTCGATGCGCGCGGCGCCGTATGTCTTGACCGAAGCGACCGCCCCGTCCCAGCCTTGGCGCAGAGCGTCGAGGATCGCATTGCTCGCCTGTTCGCCCTGGCGAAGGGCGCGTTCCGTGTCCAGAACGGCATCGCGGAACTGTCTTTGCTTGTCGGAAGCATCCACGAGGCCCCGTGAGACGCTCGCGACCGTGTTCTTCAGGTTCTCGATCGCGCGCGTCTGCTCGTCGAAGGTCGTTGCGTCATCGAGTTGACGAAGCGCGTCCTGCAGCGCCTGCCGCCCGGCGTCATCACCCGCCCGTCGCGCCTGGCGCGCGATCTCAAGGCCAAGGCCACCGACATCCTTGATCAGCGCCTGCGCAGCTTTCGTCGCGTCGTCCTGGATAGCCGTCAGGCCCCGGTCGCGAATTTCGGCCAGCATCTGCGCAAGCGCGGGGCTGATGCTGCCGAATTCCTTTTTCACCGCTTCGGCGCTGAGGGCCGCGTCGTTCTTCAGGTCAGACACGCGACCGGACAGCCGATCCAGAACGTCGTCCAGCGTTTCCGCCTCCTTCGACGACGACATGAGCCAATTCGTCATGGCTGCACCGGCCGCGATCGAGCCGATCGTGATCAGGTTCACCGGGCTTAGCATGGCGGTGAAGCCCGAGAGGATCAGCCGCGCCGCATCCTTCCCCTTGGCGCCGGTCTGCTGGAACACCTGCCCGATCTGCGTGCCCTGCTGGATCGCAAGCTGAAGCGGGTTCTGACCTGCGGCGAGCATCACGCCGATGTCGTTGAACTGGCTGGTCAGGTTGCCAACGGAACCGGCGGCACCGTTGAAGGTCTTCGGCACCTGGTCGCCCTTCGCCTTCAACCTGTCGATCGTGCGCGCCATCTCGTCGATCTGCTTGATCGACCCGGCCTGCGCGCTCCGGAGCTGGCCCAACTCCTGACGATAGCCGTCCAGCTGCGCCTGCAGCGCGGCGATCTCGGACGCGGCTTCCTTGCCCTTGCCGCCGAGCTGGTCGACGGACGTCTGCAGCTCGCGGGTGTCCTGCGAGGTCTCACGCAACGCGCCTTGCGCCTGTTTGGCGTCCAGCGTCAGTCTGCCGTGAATGTCGAGCGGCATGCCCTTTAACCCTCGTTCAACGCCTCGATTGCACCGTGTTCAACGGTCATTATCTGCCCGAGCAGCTCGGGCGTGATCTGGATCCCGGCCATCCGCCACGCGGCCTCGCATGCGCCGAGATCCAGCCCGACCCACGTCGGGCGCGCGCCCCAGTTCGGCAGGAGGCGCCATTGCCTGCGGACCAGCAGAAACGCCGCCACCGCGTCGACGTGTTCGGGCCAGACGCCGCTGCCGTCAGCGCTTCCGGAACGCAGCTCCTCGGGCACGCTCCAGAACTCGTCGTCACTGTTCGCGTCCCCGGCCGAGCGTCGGTCGTCCCAGAGTGCCCCAGTGATGGCAGCGCGCCCGGCCCATCTCAGTTTCCCGCCCGGGCCTCGCGGACGCCCCGGGTGTATGCCTCGAAGAGGGCGAGCCGGATGTCGAGATACCCGATCAACTGCTCGATCACTTCGGGAGACGAGGGCAGTTCCTTGTCGCCGCCCACCACGCCGCCGACAGACTTCAGGATCTTCCGCAGCGCGGCCTTCTCGTTGTCCGCGCCCGCGCCGGTGACCTCCTCGAACTGTTCGTCGGGCAGCACCCGGAACTCGGCGTCGAAGCTGCCGCCGCCGACCGGCTCGATCGTGCGGGTGAAGGTGCGTTCGTGGTCGATGCGGAAGGTCATGTCTCTCTCTCCGGCTGGGGGGTCAGGTAAAGGCCAGCGTCCACTGGTCGTTGCCGGTCGTCGGCAACGGCTTGAACGACAGCGGCCACTCGGTGATGCCCTGCGCTTCTGTCGGTGCGCCGGGACGCATGAGCTGGCACATGGGCGCAGTCAGGGTGATGATCCGGCCCGCTGTCGCCTTTTCGTGGGTGAACACGACCGGCACCCGTTCGCCGCTTTCGGCGAGCGCGTAGGGGTTGAACGTGGCGAGCGGGACCGCCTCGATCTGGACATCCAGCTTCTCGGCGCGGTCGACGATCTCGATGCTTTCGTTGCCGACCAGGAAGCGCGGCTCGACCTCGTTGCCCAGGTCGAAGGTGAAGCTGCGCAGCACGCGTGCCGACCCGTCGATGGTGAAGGCGCTGTTGGCGTGGCTCACGATCTTCGGGGTGTTCCAGCCGGTGAAGTCCGGTGTCGGCTTTGCCTGATCCGCAGGCGCGACCCAAAGCCCGGTCATCATGACCTTCAGGATCGGGACGCCGGAAGCGTTGAGCGTGATGGTGCCCGAGGCGCGGACGCCGAGCGAGGTGTAGAGGATCCCGCCCACGTTCAGATAGACCGTCGCCGCATCGTGCCCGGACGAGACCGGGTTATAGGTCACCGACGTCGCGGCCGTGACGGTCTCGGCGCAGCCCAGGGCGCGCAGGATCGGGCCGAAGGCCGGGGGGGTTCCGGCTACGCCGCTGCCGACCAGGTCGACCTCGAACTCCAGCGTGGCGTGCAGGTCAGCGACGATTGTCGGCGAGCCGCCGAGGTCCGGCTGCTCATGTGCAAGATCGACGTCCTGCCCCTCCATCGGGTTCCAGGCGACGTTCTTCGCGCGCACGGCATTGGCGGCGCCGGTCGGTTCGGCGTCGGTGCCGTAGGTGGCCTCGATCTTGAAGAGCAGGGTCTTCTCGCGCCAGCGGATCACGGGCATGGATCACGCCTCCTTCTTCGGTTCGGGTTGCGGCTTGGGTGCGGGTGCGGGTGAAGGTTTCGCCGGAGCGTCCTTCAGCTTCAGCTTGCCCTTCGGGTCTCGGATCCAGCTTCCGCCGGTCTTGGGTAGCTCGGTCATTCGTCGATCCTCAGATGGTCCATGATGCGGAACTCGATCAGCCAGCTCATCAGCCCGCCACCGCCGGGCGTGAACCGGCTTGTGGCCAGCTCGAAGACGCCCACCTCTTCGCCGGGTGCCCAGCCGCAGATCGCCTTTTCGATGTCGGCGAGCAGATCCTCGATCTTGTCCAGGGCGCGCGCTCCGGCGGCGTCGACCGACGTCAGGAAGAGGGCGATGGTCACGCCCGTAAGCACCTCCTGGGCGAAGGTTCCGGCGCTTGCGGCCGAGCGACCCCCGCGACGTGACGACGGGATCAGGTAGGCCGAAACGCCGCCCGTGGGCGGGAGTCTCGATGCCAGGAGGCGGGAGAAGTCGGCCGCCTTGCGGATCCGCCCGCTGAGCACCGGCACGCGCGCCTGAAGCCGTGTCTCGATTTCTTCGAGCATCAGATCAGGCCCTTCATGCTTTCGGCGGTGAAGTCCCGTGTCCGGTCGGTGACCCGTGCGCTGCCGCCGCCGGTGGTCGGCGTTGCGATGCCTGCGGCGGCGAGCTGGATCTTTCCCTT